CGCTCACGCGCGACTGCCCGTAGATAGTCAGAAGAGAAGCTTCGGTTGCCCGGAGTCTATCTTCTACATCAAATAACTCTCGCAGGGTGTTCCTTGCGGGAGGTTTGATGTTGGCCTTTGCAGCCAACCGTAGGTTGGTCAGAAAGGTCCTGCGTAACCTCCTGATCAAATGACCAGGGGTTTCGTCACGTGGTCGGGGTCGGAGACGTCCCACTGCCGCGTCAGCTAGAGATGCCGTTGCCAGCACCTCAAGCCCTTGCGACTGTAGGCAGAGCTCCAACTCCGCCAACGGTAGCCTCTCTTCCGGGTGAGGTACAGCGTACTTCACCTGTGAAAGGACCTTCGAAACAAGGTCGGTTAAACGGCCGCCTTGCTTCCAGCTTGGTTCCGGTTGAACCCGGAACAAGCCGTTATGAGTTAACGTGGCGATCTTCGCAAGTCGATCGTCCGCCAGCTTATCGAGGTTACGTGGACATATGTCCAAGCAACCCCAAGACCTGGGCCCATAGATAGGGACGCCGGCCTTAGACGCCAAGTCTATAATTCCACGATGGAATCGTAGCTGCAGCGCATTAAGTAAGTGGGGGCTCACGCCCCGCGCTACTAATTTCCTCCATTCGAGCCAATCGATGGGGATACCTCTACCGAAACTCCGCAAGGAGAAGGTAGGGAGCCGACTGAAGGTTACTACACCCTCAGCCAGGCTAACAGCATAGTCACCTTCACAAAAGGTGCCATGTGTATTGGAAGTGGCCGACTTATCGTTGACGAGCAGGCCCACCTCCGCTGCCAGATTGGTAAAGAACCGAATCTGGTCATCTGTCCAATAAGCGATGACGTCATCGCCTTTGAGCAGGAAGGCTGACGGCGACCCTTCCAGGTCGTCGGTTACCTTCGACACGGCATAGACCGTGAAAGAGAGAAAAGTCCATCCGACCGGCATACCCATGGGCGTGCTGGAGCCGAATGGTTTCCCTCTCACAGTGTGAGCACGGAAAACTAATTCCGGTTCCACACCAGTAATGTGACATAAGAGTCCTAGGACCTCATGTGACAGTAGGTCAGTAGCGCGAGAGAAATCCGCACTAAAGGCCCGACGTGGTGCAGTTGTAGGGGGAACCCTCCACTGCCACCCTGAAAGCTCTGGGTCGGCAAGAGCCGTCCAGGCGTTCCCGATGCCGCTAAGGCGTCGGAATAAAGGTCTCCGACGCGAATGCGCCAGAGCCACCGCTACTGGGTCCGTCTTCTCGACGATCCGTACTTTCCAGCCTAGTTCCGGTACTGCTACCGGTTCTAGAGCTATGGTCGATGGTACCTTACTTCTAAGGATCATCGCCGTGACCCGTGTAGGCACAATCAATATTGATTGCGCCACGCCGGCCAATGGGAGCTTCCCGCTGCTAGCGGTGGAGCCCAACGCCCTCTCAAGGAACGGGTAGCGTAGGAATACGCCGCCTGTCTCTCGAGCGATGACGCCGGATCTTCCACCCTCACGGCGGGTTGATCCAATACACGCACCAGAGCCCAGGAAATCCTGAGCCCGGGGTGTAAATACGTAGCGACCGCCCTTTGAGGGACGGACAACGCCACGTAGAGCCCTGTTCACTGACTTAGGAACAGGCCTTGAACTCTGAGCTTGGGAAGCGCCAGCAACCCATGCTTCGAGCTTAGCCTCGCAGACCTTCTTAGGGGGGCGAGGAAGGGACCGGCGCAGTTTCAAGAACTGCGTCAGCCTCTTAGTTTTCCAACCGTGTACCCAAAGGCACCGGGGAAGAACAACACCCAGGTGACTGCGGACAACATTGTCTACAGTTCCTTGGATGACGAATGAGTTGGCCTTGGCCAAAGCATTCTTAAAGTGCGTAAGGTAGGAATACCCTAAGCGCTCAAGCAGTCCTGCCCGCGTGGTTACCCACGTGGCGTAGACTTCTTTCATTCGGTTACCTTTAGGGGGGCCGAATGTAGACCAAAGAGCAACCTCCAGTGATTCGGAGAATTGCCCTACGACGTTTTGAAACGCCGTTGGTCGATAGGATCTGTTGGGTCTACCCAACATACCTGTCGCATGACCAGCGTTAATAGTTCTCAAAGCGAACTCACC